AGAGAGCCCGACCCCATGCTCGGTAAACTTTTTGGGGGAAACTAGCGACAACCAGCCAGGATTGGCGGCGACTGAACAGCATTTGCCCAGACTCGAAACGGTTGGCTTGAATCAGCACAGTTTTGGGGAGGGGATCTCCAGCTTTGCTAGTACGCATATGGGCATTGAGTTAATGGCCTGGCAAAAGCATGTGCTTAACGGTCAGTTGTCGCATGACGGTTTAGGCAACTTGCAGTTTCGTGAAGCTCTTGTGTCGACTGCACGTCAGCAAGGCAAGTCTGTTGCTTTGCAAGCACTAATTGGTTGGTGGATTACTGAGCTGGCGGCGTTTCGAGGCAAGCCCCAGGCTGTGCTTTCGGTGGCTAACAAACTTGACCGTGCCGAAGCAATCTTTGGGTTTATCGCACCGATACTTGTAGAGAAATTTGGAGGTAAAGCAGCTCACGCTTTGGGCCGTAAGTCGGTCAAAATGCCTGACGGTTCTACTTGGGAAGTTAGAGCTGCAACTCCGAATTTGCACGGCGGTAGTTACGACCTGATCGTGGTCGACGAATGGTGGAACGTTAACGGCGTAGTGGACTTGGCGTTACGGCCCAGCCAAATTGCTAGAGCTAACCCTTTGCTGTCGCTATGGTCAACAGCTGGTGACGAAAGCAGCGTAGACATGATTGCATATCGTGAAGCGGCCATAGCAGAAATAGACAACGGCGATACCGGCAACCTGTACTTTGCCGAATACTCAATGGCGCCAGGTAGTGACCCTAGAAACGAAAATAACTGGGTGCAGGCAAACCCAGCGATGGGGCAAACCGTGACCGTTGAAGCGTTACGGGCTGTCAGCAAAAAAGATTCGTTTCTTCGAGCGCACTTAAACATGTGGGTTTCGGCCCGTGGTGCCTGGCTACAACCTGGCGTCTGGGACAAACAAAAAACTGATGTGCCTATGCCGCCTGGTGGCGTGTTGGCTGTTGACACCGACCTGACAGACGGACGCTATGTTGGCGTCAGGTCATCAGTCTTTGAATCCAAAGCCCATGTGTGTGTCGAATTTATGGTAGATACCGAAGATCAAATGTGGCAAGAAGTAGAACGAGTCATGGCTGACACGGCCACAAGTCTGGTCATTACGCCAGCCCTGCATTTACATTTGCCAACAAATTTGGAACGTCGAAGCACCGTCATTGGGTACGGCGAACTGCTTAAGTATTCGGGCCTTATCCAAAAAATGATTGTTGAAGGCAAAGTTAGGCACCGTGGCGAACTGTCTTTAGCTGAACATGTCAACCGTGCCGTGCTAACTAAAACTGGTGGCGGTGTTGTTCTGTCTAGCCAAAAGTCCCCAGGCCCGATAGAGCTGTGCCGGTGCATGGCATGGGCTATTGCAGAATCGTCACGGCCCAAAGTTGTTGGCAAACCCATGTTTGCTGTGTCTAAGACACCGTGAGTTACGGTCAGGCTATTGTTGCAATAGTTCCTGCCCTGCGTCGGGCAGGGCAGGGACACCCCCGAAGGGTTTTAAAATGGGATTGTTTAGCAGTAACAAAATAAACAAAGCAGCGATTAGCCCACAGCCTCAACCGACTGTGCAAGCAGCTGCCGTTGGTGGCTCTTACTATTCGTCGCAAACTGCTAACTCTAATTTTATTGGTGATTTCTGGTCATACCAGGCAGGCCTGTTGCGTAACCGTGCAATGAGTGTGGCCGCTATCAGTCGAAGCCGTGATCTAATGGCCTCAGTGTTGGCAAACATGGAATTAAAAATGTGTACCGAAATGTGGAACGGTGAAGAAATGGAAACCGTACCGCTGGCGCCACGTTCCTGGCTAAAACAACTAGACCCCGAAATGCCAAACAACTTTCTGTTTCCGTGGGTATTTGACGACCTTTTTTTCTATGGCCGTTGCTTCTTGTACATCACCAGCCGCACAAAAGACGGTTACATGGCCAGCGCCACCCGTTTGCCCCAAGGTTCAATTACAACTGCTGATGCTGTCGGTCCGGTGTGGTTCGGTAAGTCAAAAGAGATCTATTTTAACGGTGGCGCTTTAGACCCTGCCGATGTTGTGCAGATTTACAGCCCGACCCAAGGCATGATCTTTATGTCAGAACAAACCATCAACACAGCTTTAAAACTTGAAGACGCCAGGTATCGCAATGCTTCAAGCGCAATCCCTGCCGGTGTACTTAAGCAAACTGGTGGTGAACCGTTGTCAGCTCTTGAGTTGGCACAGTTGGCTGAAGCGTTTAATCAGGCACGGTCAACTAATCAGACAGCTGCACTGAACGAGTTTTTGACGTACACAGAAACCAATGCGACACCTGACAAAATGCTGTTGATTGACGCCGCCGAATATCAAAGTAAGCAGATTGCTAATTTGTGCAATGTACCCCCGTATTTATTGGGTATTTCAACAGGTAGTTACGCATACACAAATAGCGATTCTGCCAAGTCCGATCTTTGGACATTTGGGCTGTCAATGTACGCCAAGGCCATAACCTCAGCTCTAAGTCAGCAACTGCCCCGTGGCACCTATGTTAAATGGGACTATGAGGACTATCTAAAAACTGAAGGTGCCGAAATGTACCAACGAGAACAACAACCACAAGAAAACACACAAGAGGAACTAGCGACATGATTCGTTTTACTTCAAATACTTTTGCTGTCGAAGCCGCAGGCCCAGACGGTGAAGCACGCCGAACCATCACAGGCATTGCGGTGCCGTACAACACTTTTGCAACCGTCAGCGACGGTACAACCGTGCAATTTTTGCCAGGCAGTTTGCCCGTAGAAGGCAAAGCGCCCAAACTGTACATGAACCACGACAGCACCCAAGCTATTGGTTTAGTGGCCGAACGTGTCGACAGCCCAGAAGCCATGTATTTCACAGCCAAAGTATCTAACACCCGTGCCGGTGACGAAGCCCTAGTCCTTGCAGCTGACGGTGTAATTGACAGTGTGTCAGTAGGCGTCAACCCAACAGAATTTAAATATGATGACGCAGGCAACATGACCGTGCTTAAAGGTGACTGGGTGGAATTGTCGCTAGTCCCACAGGGGGCATTTTCTGGGTCTATAATTACCGAAGTAGCGGCACAAGCGCCACAAATTGAAGCACCAAAGGAAGAACCCAAAATGGAAAACACCCCTGCAGTTGTTGAAGAAGTCGTAGTGCCAACGGCACCAATTTTTGCACAGCCGAAGCGTAATTTCGGTATGCCAACCGCTGGCGAATACCTCGCCGCCTACCACATCGGTGGTGAAGTTTGGACCCGTGTCAACGCCGCAGCTGTTGAAGTGATGAAGTCACGCCAAACCGCATTGCAGGCCGCCGCTGGCGACTCAGTCACCACTGACTCCGCTGGATTGTTAAATGTCAACGTGCTGGGTCCTGTGTTTGAAGATCTGAACTACATCAGACCTGTCGTTACGGCTGTTGGCGCTCGTGCCATGCCGGACGGTGGAAACCAAAAGACTTGGATTCGCCCGACTTGGACAACCCACACCGATGTTGGCACGCAGGCTTCAGAACTTAGCGCCGTTACTGCACGCACCCCCGTGATTGCCTCAAACGTAATTTCTAAGACAACTTTGGCCGGCCAGGTGACCTTCTCGGTACAAGATATCGACTTTACGTCACCTGGTGCGCTCGAAATTGTGTTGCGTGACCTTGCCGGTCAGTACATGATTCAGTCCGACGCCTTGTTGTGTGCCGCAATCCTTGCTGGCGACACCGCTTCAGGTTCAACTTGGACAGTTACCGTCAACGACCCAAGTTCATTGATTTCGGCCTTGTATGACGCCGCAACCGACATTTTGGCCGCCACCAATTTCTTGCCTGACCACATTTTTGTCAGTCCCGATGTATGGAAAAAATTAGGTAGCCAACTTGACGCAGACAAGCGACCAATTTTCCCGTACACAGGCGTCGCAGGTTTGATGGGTATTAACGGAATTGGTTCCGCCAACGTTACCCAGATGAACACTTTCAACCCGTTGGGCCTCAACCTTGTAGTTGACCGTGCATTTGCAGACAACACCATGGTTGTAGCTCGTGGCACTGCAATAGAATTTTACGAGCAGATTCGTGGAATCATGACAAGAGACGAACCAGGTACCCTTGGCAAGGTCTTTAGTTACCATGGCTATGCAAGTACGTTCATCGCTGACGGTGATCAGGTTAAGTCAATCGCTATTGCCTGACCACCAACTCGAAAGGTGGTTGGCCGCCCATGGCTGTTTACCAAGTTACGTTTCATCAGCGTTTAGATGATTACGCTGTTGTACAAACGTTGACAGAACCCGAACTAAATTTGGGCTTACCGTTTACGCTTGCTGGCTTAGGCCACGGGCTGAACGGTACACACAATGTTTACGCTTTGCCTGCCTACCTGTTTACAGGTGTTACCAGTGACGGCGATTTAACATTTGATTTTAATTACCCAATACCTAACCAGGTGTTGTTTTATGACGCTGGCGACGACCTAGACCGCACAGCTGCAATTCCACAAGGCACCCTGACTTACACGGAAACTTGCACCTGGGTGACCGGCACACAAATAGGCACCTGGCTAGGCATTGCTTTAGCTGGTGTTGACGAAACCGCTTTCTTGGCTCAGTGTGCTTCAAGCGCCAACAACTTCATATTTCGTAGGCGTCAAGAGTCAGGTTATACGGACTCTTTGACTACGGCCCCAAGCGGTGACGTAGAGCTGGCAACGATCATGTTTGGCGGCTCAATTTACAGGCAACGTGGCGCCATAGACCAATTCGCAAGTTTTAGCGATATGGGTAACGCCACCGTGTCTGGCCTGTCGCCGTTAATCAAACAACTGGCTGGTATCCCACGGCCTGCGGTTGCGTAATGACTGTCTACACCGACCTGTTCAATGAGTCGATAGACGACCTGGCAACAACCCTTGCAACCATCACTGGCATGCGTGTTGTCTTTGACCCTGAGAAAATCAACCCACCGTGCGTGTTCATTGACGCACCCAGTTTTGATTGCTTTAACTACAACATCGTTACCATGAATTTTTCGGTAAAAGTAGTGACACTAGGGCCAGGCAATTTGGACGGTTTACGCAACGTTTTAAGCATGTGTGCGTCGGTCCTAGCAAAGAACGTGGCAGTAAAATCTGGGCGCCCTGGCTATCTGCCTATTGGTGGCCAGACTTTTGCCGCATATGACCTATCCATAGACGTACAAGCACAAGCAGGGTAAACATGAAATACACAATAATTAGCGAACGTATCGGAACAGTAGGCGCAGAGTTTGTGCCTGGTGCCGGTACAAACATTGAAGCTTTACTGTTGCACGGGTTCATTGAATCTGACGAGCCAGCCAGCGACAGCACAGCCTCAAAATCTGCTAAAACTAAAGCACAACCGAAAAAGGATTAACCATGGCTACTTCGACTTACCTTTCCAACCCAGGCGTAATGGTCAACAGTGTTGACTTGACCGACCAATGCACCAGCGCCACGGTCACCAACATGTCCGAAGCCCTAGAGTCAACCGCTTTTGGTAGCACTAGCCGTGTCTTTACTGCTGGCCTGTTTAACCAAGAAATTACTTTAGACTTGTACATGTCGTATGCGGCCAGCGAAACCTACGCAACTTTGGCAGCTCTAGTTGGCACCACCACCACAGTCAAGGTTTCTAACACCGTTGCAGGCTTGACCACTGCCTCTGCGACGAGCCCCCGATTTGAATTAGTGGGAACTTTCCTAGAAAGCCTTCCTGTCATAAATGCAACTATGGGCGAATTAAGCACTATTTCAATTACGTTTAAGGGTGGCGTTTTGACCACCGTTGTTTCCTGATTTAGCAACCCCAACAGCAAAGGCCCGACATGCAGCTAACACTTAGAGTCGACCAGGGCGAAGGCCCTGTAGAAGTAAGCACCAACCTTTTCACCATTGTTTCGTGGGAACGCAAATTTAAACGCAAAGCCAGCGACATGGCCAGCGGTATCGGCATT